CTTGAGTGATCTTATTAAAGTAGTCAATATCAAAACTAATACGAACTTCTTTCCGATGATAGAACTCATAACGTTCTGGTGCATCATTCAAGAAGTCATGGCCGATATGGCTATCGAAAGAAACACCGAGTGCATCAGTCAAGATCTGAGGAATGGATCCAACTGATATGCTATCTTTCTTGCTATCGTCGACGATCTGAATAGACTTCATCAAAGCATTATACAATGCCTTATCTTTACAAAACTTCTCGGTATTATCTACGAGCCATGCCACATCACGATCTTCGGATTTATCAAGTCCAGATACAACTTCTTTTGCGGTCTTAAACTGATCATCAGACAGACCACCGACATCGTTGAGATCAATCTCGACAGCAGATTTTGTAGGAAAGTTGTTATACTTTCCCACATAATCATGAATGATAGAAAAGATCTTACGATCTACAGTGTCAGTAAAGTATTCTTCTTTGAGGAATGGAATGACTTTACGACCGTACTCCTCATTTTCAATGAGGTTTCCAAATATGATATGTTCAATTCTCATTCATCCTCCATCTCATAGACATCTGCCACTTCGTCTTCACTTTGCATAATGGCACCGTTGGCTGCAGAGTACTTCTTTTCAACGAACTCATTGAACTTAGGACACTGTAGAATAGGATGCCAGAAGTTGAAGTTATAGGTATCATTCAAGCGATACGACTTATCGGAGATTTCTCCAGTAGTCATATCAACCTTTTGGAACCAACCAACCTTTGGCTTGATCACATGACCAGACTCGAGAGCCATGTCAAGTAGACCAGACCACTTGCTGATGCCTTCGTCCCATGATACTTCGATTGGAATCTTGCTCTTTTCTTTTACAAAGCGAGACTTCTCAACGTTGATGATAAAGTTATAACCAGTGACTTCCTTGCCATCCTTCTCTTGTTGGCGACCGAGAATGAAGATGTTGTCAGCTGAGTAATAGATGCCAGTGCCACCAGATACGACGGCCTTCGAGTACATCTCTTGAGTCTGATATGTGTGGTTGACCACGATCAGAGGAATATCCTTGAGGTTAAGATGGGGCGTAACCATGCGGAAGAGCGACTTGAGTTGTTTTGCACGAGTCATATCGGCTGCTGAGTTCTGCTTCAGTGCATCTTCGACTTCCTTCTTCGAAGCGAGATTGCCGACCGAATCGATCACGACGATGACACGATCGCCACGCTTGATCTCTTCGAACTGATGCATAATATCAAACTTCAACTGTTCGACATCGGTGATGGGAGTATGGAGAACTCGAGTTGTGTCGATGCCAAACGAGTCGAAGTAAGATTGCGGAGTACCAAATTCTGAGTCATAGAAAAGCATGACTGCATCTGGATACGTGTCCATGTATGCCTTCGCCATGAGAAGACTGAACGAAGTTTTGAAGTGCTTTGATGGACCTGCCCAAATGGTCAGACCAGGAACGAAGCCACCGTTAATCTTACCACTCAATGCAATGTTGATTGCAGGCACTGTCGTGCGGATCATGTCCTTGGCATTGAAGAACTTCGAATCAGACAGAATATCTGAATCCTTGATTGTGGTATTCTTACGCAATTTATTTAATAGGTCTGACATAACTTCTCCTTGTCTGATTGTCCCAGTATATACGATATATCTTTATTTGTACACCATTAAGATGCAAGAATCTTATTTAATTTAGTAATGAAGAGATCGATCTTCTCGGCACGATTCGGCCAGTTGATGATCGGGTTTTTATCTGCATCTTTCTTTAAGTTTGTAAGTAAAGGCATAACAGCATCGTACATTGCTCGTGCCTTATCAGTGCCTTCTTGCTTGATTTCTTCTTCAGAAGAAGTCGTAAAACCAAAATCAAAGTCTAAGTCTATATCTAGTTTAGCCATTAATAACTCCTATTGTCCAGTTTTCAGCGCAGTCTTCGGCGTATCGTAATGTTTTGCCTTTTAAAACTCGCGTTTCAATATGCTCATCGTTTTCAAAAAACTTGACATAGTAATAATCATCATAGCTTTGCTTATGCAATTCAGCTCGGCGATTTGCATATTTTCCATTACCATTGTATTCTGTTACCATCATGAGAACCAATTCTCCAGTGTTGCGCGTTTTTCTGCTTGCCATCCCATAGTGTTTGTGATCGACTCGATAGGGCTAAGATAGCCTTTCTCGAATTGCACCGCATAGTCGATGTAAGTTTCCATCTTCAATTCTTTTGGTAGACCATTCGGACACGAGATAACATAGTCTTGTGTCGGATTTGGGTTTTTCAAGTATGCAAACTTAATCTTCTCACCGCTGGTAATGGATTGATATTTATTCGTGAGTTTCTTCTTCTTCAACATTTCGTTGTAGACCACAGAACCACGAACATGGATAGGAGTCTGGCTTTGGAACCTACCGCCTACCCAATATTTCTCGATATCCTTGACACCACGAGTGAAAGCCACGTCGTCAAATCCAAGAGATGAAAACTTTTCTTTGAAGTTGGCGACATACTTCTGAAGATCCGATTCAGATCCAGCCATGATAATCTCGAGAGACTTCTTAATGGCATCACGACATGCAGTCGGAGTCGAGGATCGAACCGCTTCGATGCCTGTCATCTTTAGCTTAGGCTTCTCATACTCAACGCCTTCAGAGTTCCACACGTTGAGGATATACATCTTCTTGGCTTTCCAGATGCCTTTGTCTGCGATGTTTTCTCGCTTCATTTGCATCTTCTGAGCATATGCGTGCATATATTCGGCAAGCTCTTGATAAGAACGATCGATGAATGGTTCGATTCGTTCCTTACAGATCTTGTCGATATACTGAATCACCTTCTTGGTTTCAGGCACATCATCGCCGAATACATTTTTGACGAGGTATTCGAGCGTGACATACACAGAGTCGGTATCAGAAGCCAGTACATAGTCAAAGTTTTCTGTCTTCAACAATTTGTTGAGATAGTCGTTGAGCTTCTTCTCGATCCAACGAATGCTGAGCTGACCAGAGGTGGTGATGGCTTCGGCGTTGTTCACGTCAAACCAACGGAACCACTTGTTACCGAGAGCACCATAAGCCGAGTTCAACTGAATCTTCTTGGCCATCTGCATGTTATCGAGTCGTGCGATTTCCTTGACAAGACGAGGATCTTTCGTCTTCTCATATTCTTTCTTCACCTCGATCATCTGCTTCTTGTAACGAGTACGATCGTCATACATACGATCCATAATCGATGGTAAGAAACCACGCCTTTCTTTTGTATAGATACAAAGGTTGGCGGCGATAGTGCAGTTCGTTTTATCAAGATAGTCACCGAACTGACTAGCGCCACCAACAAGTAGGTCGTCGATCGACACCTTATCTTTCAAGCGAGTAACAAGAGTCTCAGGAGAGATGTTGTACTGCATGATAAGGTGAGGATAAAGGGAGTTTAGATCGAACGACACAACCCATTTACTCATGCCGACCTTTGGATCTTTGACATATCCGCCTACAAAGGCTCGATCGGGTTTATTCTTATCGTTAAGAGGTACCACGATGTTTCGATCGAGAAGGTAGTTGTGAGTGATCACGTCCCATTGCTTCACGGTTGCCATGGTATCTTCATAGTTTACCTTGGCGTCATAAGCCAAAGCATAGACCAGCTCGATGAGCTTCAGCTTATCTTCGAGCCTCTCAACGATCTCAACATCTCGAACGTTGTATTCGATATAGAGTTGAAAGTTTCTTAGTCGAAGGTCATCGAGGTCGGTATAACCTTCGTCGCGATAGTCGAGCTTTCCTTCGCCGAGCTCAACTTGAGCGATGTAGTCAAGTCGGTAAGATTCCTGCTCTGTGTACGTAAACTTCCGATAAAGCTGGATGTAATCAAGGACGGCGATGCCGATAGGGGCATAGCAAATACAGTCTCGTCCACGACTGTTAACTTTGTATTCACGTAACATTTTCCAGGGAGAGAGGCGCTCAGCGTGATCATCTCCAAGAACTTTTCGAATCCTGTTGACAAGATATGGAATATCGAAGAACTCGATGTTCCAGCCGGTGACAACGTCAGGCGAATAGAGTGAACCGTTCCAGACTTCGAGAAAGGCGAGTAAGAGTGCAGACTCGTCTGCGCATTTGTAATATTGTACATTTTCTTGATGCTCCTTATATTCACCGCAACCAAACGTAGTCTTTCTACCATTGCGGCCGATGGTAATAGCTGTGATTTCATTGTCTGCTTTCTCAATATCAGGAAAACCGCCTTCAATACTGGTCTCGATATCGATCGAACAAACTGAAACGAGAGCGGGATCATACTTGATCTCGCCCTTATACTTGTCATAAATATACATGTAAGGCCAATCAGAGAGGCCGTAGATGTTCATGCCTGCCACGTTCTCGTAACTCTGCAGAAACTCTCGTGTTTCAGACATGGAATCGAACTGCATCTTGCCGACATATTCGCCTTTCAGGTTCTTATGTTCGGTTTGTGCACTTGCTTGAACGAATAAATAAGGTTTATATTTCACAGAAAATTTGACGGGCTTGCCGTCAGATATTCCACGTACTAAAATTTGATTTCTGTGTCGAGTAACATTGGTATAAAAATTCATGAGATCTCCAGTGTCTGGCGCATTATTAGTTATACTCTAAAACCCCAATAAAGTACATAGTAAAGGCGATAAAAATGAAACTAACTGAACATTTTTCTTTGGCAGAAATGATTGTTTCTCCTACTGCAAAAAAGCTTGGACTTAGCAATACTCCAACTCCAGAACATATTGAGAATATGCGTTACTGCTGCGAAAAGATTCTCGAACCAGTTCGTGCGAAGTTTGGACCAGTCACAGTCAACTCTTCGTATCGGGCTCCGCTTGTCAATAAGGCAGTCGGTGGTTCGAAGACATCTCAACACGTCAACGGTCAGGCAATTGACTTCGAAGTGAAGGGTGTCGATAACAAAACTGTTGCCGATTGGATTGGAGATAACCTTGAGTTTGACCAAGTCATTCTCGAGTTCTACACAAAAGGCGATAAGAATTCTGGTTGGGTTCACGCTTCGATCAAGAAGGGTGGAGGCAACCGCAAAGTACGTATGATCGCTACGAAATCAAAAGCTGGTGGTACGGTATATACTACTGTTGCTGACTTTGATCCTTCGACTGTTCGATCAACCGGAGTATCTCTTCCAGTTCAATCGCAATCATCTCCTCAGCAATCCTCTTCCCCGGCCAATTCTCCGGCAAAGGTAACTGGTCTTGGTCCATTGGCTGCACTCCAAACTAAGTGTGGCATTACTGCCGACGGTAAATGGGGACCTGGCACTTATAAGGCAGCAAGAGATTACTTCAAGCTGACAAACAATCAAGCAGCACACTTCTTCGGTCAGTGTGCACATGAGTCAGGCGGGTTTAAGGTGTTCTCAGAGAACCTGAACTACTCAGATAAAGGACTCAACGGAATCTTCAAGAAGTATTTTCCTACTATCGCTTCGACTGCAGGTTATGCCCGTAAGCCAGAAAAGATTGCAAACAAAGTGTATGCTAATCGGATGGGGAACGGTTCAGAAGCCTCTGGAGATGGTTATAAGTGGCGCGGTCGTGGTCCGATCCAACTGACTGGGAAAGACAACTATACAGCTTTTGCCGCTGACGTAAAACGTCCTGACGTCTTGACGAATCCTGATCTTGTGGTTGGTGAGTTGGCTTTTGAGTCTGCATTATGGTTCTTCCGTAAGAATGGATTGCTTGCAATTGCAGACAAAGGTGTAACCGATGCGGTGATCACTCAAATCTCGAAGCGAGTGAATGGTGGTACACACGGCCTTGACGATCGTCTAAAGAAAACAAAACAATACGCCAATTGGGGATAAGTTGAAGGGGAGCGAAAGCTCCCCTTCTTTTTACTTCGTTTTACCTTCTGCCAAGAATTCGGCAGCTTGTGACGGATACTCTTCGTCAGGATCCTGAATGTGGATCTTCTTTGGCTTCTTATGCTCAGGAATAATTGCTTCGAGAGCAATCTTGAGAATACCATTCAAAAGAGATGCGTTACGAATCTCTACATTATCTGCGAGATTGAACGTGCGAGTAAATGGGCGATTCGCAAGGCCTTGATATAGGAATGCGGGCCATGTCCATTCGCCCTTCGAATCCTGCTCTGCAGGTTCGCCGGAACGAACGTTACCCTTGATGATTAGCTTATCATCTACGAGCTCGATTTCAAGATCTTGCTTTCCGAAACCAGCAACAGCCATCTCGATAAGATACTTGTTCTCGTCAATCTTCTTGATATTGTATGGAGGATAGTTTTGTTGAGCGGCCTTTAAGGTCTGCTCCGTTGCTTCAGAAAGTTTCTTGACAATTGGATCAAATCCTACAAAGAAACGATCAAAGGCTTGAGTTGAATAAAATTCTTTCATATGTGCTCCTATTAAGCGAGTTTAAATTTTGTCACCCATTAGGCGTGACAGCTTTATTTATAAGATAGAGTTGAACTCCAGCTTCTAAAAACATCATTTTTGTGACATGCCAGTGAAAATGTTCGACGTCTTCAACTGGCTCGTACGATACCACCTTCGCAATTCCTTTCTGAATGATGCTCTTGGCACATTCGCTGCAAGGCAAAAGAGGACTATAAAGCGTGCAGCCTTCGACAGACAGCGGAGCATTGTCGAGTGCATTTCGTTCGGCATGAGCTACAAACAGATGCTTCGTAGGCCTATCGTTGTATCTCTCTGCAAGATCTTTCACACCACGAGGAAAGCCATTGAAACCAAGAGAGACGATACGATTGTGCTTATCTACAATGACGCAGCCTACTTGTGTCCGAGGATCCTTTGACCATGTCGCGACATGATCGGCGAGATCAAGGAATCGTGCTGCCCATTTACTCATTTCTTTGCTTTCAAAATACGTTCACGTAAACTTGACGAACTATAGTTGTGCCTACGGCTACAGTAGTGGATAGGAATATCGAGATCAGATCCAGTAAATTCTGTCCGATCAATGTAATCCATACCAAGGAAACGAACGTCCCAGTCATAACCAGCAAGTAGGTTGTAGAGATCTGCCTCAGTGTCGTATGGAACGATCTGATCGACATACTTACATGCCTCCAACTGAATATAACGCTCAGACAAAGCTTGAACAGGCTTGTTCTTGTCTGGACGATCAATTGTAGGATCTGACTGAAGAGCCACAATCAGACGATCACAATGCTCCTTTGCTTTCATCAGCATAAGGATATGACCTGCATGAAACAAATCAAAACAACTGGCTACAATGCCTACACGTTCACCCATTATACCACTCCGTAGACCATTCGGTCAGCCAATTGCGCCGCAGAACGACCATGTCATGCACGATATTCAGATCTTTCTTACCAGTATACTCTTCACACATAAGAATGGCAAGCGTAAAGGCAGTGATATCCGGCGCATTACGCCGGATATCTAGATACAGATCACCGATCTTCCTCATATACGAAGGAAGCCGATTCCACTCTAGCATCAGCTGCTTTTCATACTCAGTCATCTTATTTCCTATCAATTGCGATTGACCCACTTTGCAAACAGACCGACTTCGCGGCCGTATGCTTCGATCTCCCATGGGGCATCGAAATATGCATCTTCTTTGGCCTTCGGCTTCCAGATCTCACCCATCCATTTGCTGTAGATTTTAAGGCCGCCACGTGCAGCTACTGCATGGCCAGTCTGAAGTTCGTTCTTGGCATGTTGCTTGACGTGGACCATCTCATGGCCAAGAGTCTTGATCATGATGTTGATGTCTTGGTTCTTGAGGCCGATGGTGAACCATCGAGGGTTGCGAAAACCGTCTTCATCGACACATTCGCCTTCAATATCAAGGTTGTTGTAAACTTCGATGTCGAGGGTGAGGTTGCGGACCATGCGAGGATCCATCAGCTGATTGGCAAAAAACTCTGCGGCTTCCTGAAGGATGGCTTTCTCTTTGCGCTTGCCAATCATGCCGGTGATCGTGATGTTCATGTTTTCGTTCCTCATCATTATAGGTCCACCTTACCAAGCTTTTGATAAAATGTACATGCTTATTTTGAGGTAGCGCGATAAATTCCGTCCCATTCCCATGGTTCTTCAAACTTCAGATCCTGAATGCGTTCTTCCATCATCTTGTAGTAGGCATCGAGCTCACCGTTCCAACAGCGCTTCAGATCTTTTGTAAGATTTAGGGCTGAGTCCCATTTTCCTTGGCGATAGAGATCGAGGAACTTTTTGTGTAGCAGCTCTCCAGCAGCATCTGCCACGTCGAGAACGGTATAGATGCGAGCAGGTTCTTTCTTACCTTTGACCGCAATCAGATCGAGTTCAACTACTTGGTATACATTCCCAATCGATTCGGCAGTTTGTGGTCCGACGATGAGTTTGACTCCATAAGACTTGGTTTGACCTTCGAGACGAGCAGCCAGATTAACGCCGTCACCCAAGCAAGTATAATCAAAACGTTGATCGCTGCCCATATTACCAACAACCACAGTGGCAGTGTTAATGCCAAGACCCATACCAAAAGCTGGAATGCCTTCTTCTTTAATGTCTTCATTAAAAATCTCCAAATCTTTTAACATTTGAAAAGCTGTTCGAACAGCATCCAAAGCATGCTTATTATTATCGAGTGGTGCGTTCCAGAATGCCATCTGTGCGTCACCAATATACTTATCGAGTGTGCCGTTGTTTTCAAGGATCGCTCTTGTCATGACTGTCATATAGCGATTCATAATTGAAGTCAAACCTTGAACATCCTCTCCATAGTGTTCAGAGATAGTAGTAAATCCTCGAACGTCTGTGAACATAATCGAAAGCTTACGTGATTCTCCACCTAGCTTCAAGAGATCGGGTTGTCTTTGCAATCTTGCAACCAAATCTGGGCTCAGATATGTGCCGAACTGCTTCTTGATTTGTTGCTTCTGGAGGAACTCGCTGATAAACTTTACGGTATAGATATGCATGTAGATGATAGCTACGGCGATGACGTTAAACGTAACGTCTAACAAGATTCCTTTGCTTGCGAATAAATACACCGGTAAATAGAGGTATCCACCCAGAATCAAGCCTATCCAGACGATAGAGTATTTTAATCGAGAGATGATGATCAATGACAGAGCCAAAACGAGAAGAGCTGCAAGATCTACAAGTTGAATCCAATTTGGAATCGAGACAGAATCACCATTTATCAGAGTCTCAAGAATACTCGCCTGGAGCTGATGGGGATACTGCGCACCTGAAGGAGTCGCTACGGGATTACTTAATCCAGCTGCAGTCACTCCGAGAATCACGATTTTACCTGTCAAATCAGGCAAAGGACCCGCACCAATTTCGTATGACTGAAATTGGTAGTTCGGATTAATAAACACTCTTCCATATTCATCTGTTTTAATTGTTTCAAAAGAAGGAATTCGTAATGCTTCAACACCCGTCTGATTTACCTTCGCCTGATACGAAGGATCTCCGGCAGCAACTCTTAACATTTCAAGAGCAAACGCAGGATAGTATTCGCCGTCTGAGGTCGCGAGAAGAGGAACTCTACGCACAACTCCATCCGATTCAGGAAGAGTTGATGTCACTCCAACGCCAGCAGCAGTCTGCTGAAGCGATGCTATATTCGATAGGACGCATGGATATGACGGAAGAAAGTCAGTCGCTTGACCGTCCCCTATCACAGCCACACCTGTCCGACGATGAGTTGTTGTGGTGGAACTCGAGCAAGCCGACATCACTGTCTGACTAAGAACAACAGGATACTTAGTTAAAGTATCAGCAAGAACCCCGTCT